ATCTTCATGCAACAGTGGGGTCGCAACCTAAGTAAGTATGATGGCATTCAAATGCTAGGTGGTGTAACACTCAATGGTCGTCAGATCTTAGAAGATGCATCTACTCGTAAAGTCCAGTTGGAAGAAGAGATTAGAGATCGTTATGAAATACCACCACTAGATCTTGTAGGTTAATATGTCATATTCCAATACTCCAGCAAAGGATTGTGTACAGTCAGATTATAATTCTGCCTGTAGATTGAACATTAACGGTTCTGCACAGGAACGTAAGTTCATGGAGAATCTTGTTGTGGAGTCTATTGAATTGTATGGACAAGATGTTTATTACTTACCTAGAACCTACGTTGGAAGAGATCAAATCTTAGATGAGGTAGATACTAGTACCTTTAGTAATGCATATCCTATCAGAGCATATGTTAATAATGTTGAAGGTTGGGAAGGACAAGGAGAACTCCTAACTAAATTTGGTGTTAGAATAGAAGACAAGACAACCTTTATTGTTTCCCGTGAAAAGTTTACTGAGAAGGTTGATAACAACGTTACATTAAATGTTGAAGGTAGACCCAATGAAGGAGATTTAGTTTGGTTCCCGACAACAAAACATTTATTTGAAATTAAATTCGTAGAAGCAGAAAGACCATTTTACCAGTTAGGTAAAGGATACGTCTGGGAAATGCAATGCGAAATATTTGAGTACTCTAATGAAGACCTTGATACTGGTATCGCTGACATTGATGCTATTGAATACGCCTTTAGTAACTCCACGGCGTTTGTCATGGGTACTGGTGGGACTGGTGCTTTTACAGTTGGTGAAATTGTTATTGGGGATCTTAATACTGCCATTGGAACTTCTACTATATCTGGTGATGGTGTTGACAGTATTACCATTACTGATGGTGGTGAGTATTATACTTCTGCTCCTACTGTAACATTCAGTGGTGGTGGAGGATCTGGTGCTGCTGGTACTGCTGTAATATCTGCTGGTGGATTGGTAACTGGAGTTACCATAAATACTGCTGGTACTGGATATACTTCTGCACCAACGGTTACCTTTGGTAATTCACCGAAGGATACACAGGCAGAGGTTAAATCTTGGGATGCTGGTACTAGAACGCTTCAGGTTATAAATCGTACAGGTACATTTAATACTGGAGAAAACATTAAAGGTCAAACATCTGGTGCTCTCTGGAGTCCTGAATCCTTTAATACGATAGATAATACTAACAGTGAAGTTGATCAGAACTACTCATTTGAGACAGCTGACGATGACATTATTGATTTCTCCGAAGGTAATCCATTTGGATCCATCGGTTCTACTACTGACTTAACAATCTAATGCTAGGAAAATATCACTATCACGAAGTCTTTAGAAAGACCGTTGTTGGATTTGGTACTCTGTTTAATAATATAGAGATCAAACAAGGCAGTGAGGTTATGAAAGTACCTCTTGCTTATGGTCCAAAGCAAAAGTTTTTAGCACGTTTGGAACAGACTCCTGATCCAACAAACAAAAGAGTAGGTATTACTCTTCCTAGAATCTCATTTGAGATAACTAGTATTGATTATGACCCTGCAAGAAAGGTTAGTCCTACTCAGAAGATAACGGTAACAAGTACTTCAGATAAGAGTAAGGTGGCATATATGCCAGTTCCTTATAGTGTAGGATTTGAGTTAGCAATTATTTCTAAAACGCAAGATGACGGCCTTGAAATTCTGGAACAAATTTTACCTTACTTCCAGCCAAGTTATAACCTACCCCTCAAGTTGGTTCCAGGACTCAACGAAACAAAGGATGTTCCTGTCGTTATTAATAATATTGACTATGATGATGAGTATGAGGGCAATTTTGCCACTCGTCGCGCAATCATTTACACTTTAAGTTTTACTGCTAAGACTTACATCTACGGTCCTGTTACAGAATCTTCTACAATCAAAAAGGTTATTACAGATTCTTATACCAGCACCAAGGTTGGTACTGCACCAAGAGAAGTTCGTTACACTGTACAACCAGATCCTGTTACTGCTGATGCAGATGACGATTTTGGATTCGGTGAAACATGGGAGGATTTTGGTGACGGTAAGAAACGTAATCCTACTAGCGGTCAAGATGAGGCAATTTAATTATGAGCACCTTTGATGGGTTGAATGAAGTCTTTGGTAATGAACCATCTGAGTTACAAAAGCATGTTGAGAAAAAGAAGGAAATAACTAAACTAACAGATAATCCTGAGATACAACAGGATTATGAAGTTTCTCGTGCTCAACTACATAACTTAGTTATGAAAGGGCAGGAGGCAGTAGATGGTATACTTGATGTGGCACGAGCAAGCGATCATCCACGTGCTTATGAGGTTGCAGGTCAACTCATTAAGTCAGTCGGGGATGTAGCAGACAAGTTAATTGATCTTCAAGGTAAGATGAAAGAACTTGATAAGGAAGAAAGAAAAGGTCCAACTAATGTTACAAATGCAATGTTTGTAGGTAGCACTACTGAACTTCAAAAATTATTGAAGCAACAAAACAACATAAATAATAAGGATTAAACACGACACGACAATGACAGTCCTAAATGTTCTAAGTACAAACGCAGTGGCCGCAGGTGCTACTGAATATCAAGTTGTACAAACTGGCTATTTTAGAGTCATAGCAAATGCTGGAGATGCTACGGTATCATTTAATGGCGGACCTGCTATAACTTTAATAGATAATGAATCTCTACTGGTGAGAGGTGGCAAACCTGGTACTGCGAAAGTAGTTAAAGGAACCGATGCTGCTACAGCAGTCTATACATTAGGTAACAACCTGCAAGAAAACATGTCGCGAGATACGCATCCATTCTCAGTTGATGACTTCATCGCTGTGATAGATGATGGTACTGCTCCTGCAATACATGCTGGTTTTTTAAGTGCTGGTACAGTTGGTAAGAAAATTACTGCTACTACTGGTGCAACTATAACAACTGATATTGATTCACAAGCAGCATCAGGTGACTACACATATGCATCTGGCGGTCAAGCAAAAGTAAAACGTTGCGTTAAGATCGTAGTAACAGGTAATGCTATTGTAGTTGAAGAAGTCCAAGTAGTAGGAGGTTAACATGAGTACTGATCATCTTAAGGAGGAAACTCCTGCTGAACGTATTGACCGTCAATCAAAAGCAAACGTTGCAAAACAAAAAGCATCTTCTGATGCTAAGAAAGCAAAGGCTGCTAAATCCGCTGATGCATTTAAGAAGCATAAAGCATCAGTTCTAGCTAAGGGAGGTCGTCCAGTAGACGCACTTGACTCTTGGCAGAAAAAGAAAATTGAGAAGCGAAAGCTCAACAAAGAAGGTAAGACCTTTGCTCAGTTTATGGAGGGCAACCCAACCTCTCGTATGCTTCATAAATCAAAGACCTCAGTAACAGGAAATATTTCTGCTGATAGAGGGGACTCTGAAAAAAAGAACCGTGAGAAACGCCGCGCTCTAGAGAAAGATCTCAAAAAGAAAGGCATTGGTCACAAGAAAGGTGTAGGTGAATACAAGTACGGCGATGGTAAAAAAGGTCGTGAAGTATCATACCAAACCTCCAAACCCGATAAGATGTCCAAGCGTCGCTTTGGTAAAGTCATGCGACGACTAGGACGGAAGCATGGCCAAGAATCAGTTATTACAAAAGATAAGAACAAACCAGCAAAACTGCACGATACAGAATCTAAAAAGCCTGGTAAGTCCATATCATTAGGAAAGTCCAAAGCAGGAAAACACCCATCATCTTCTGGAGAAACATCTGGAACGAAGGTGCGTAGTGGCAAGTTACCGAAGAAGACCAACAAACCAAGTTATCATTACAACAAGTAGATAACTCACCTATATAATGAACAGAAAATTGATGTTGGTGTTAGCAATCACTGGATTCGCACGATTGATTATAATCGTGGCAGGGATTGCTGGTCTCAGTTGGGGGATCTCTACCAAAAACGAACCCATGTCTATTAACGACGAAGTAAAAGAATTACAAAAGAAACTGGAGAACATTGAAAAGAAACAGCAGATGCTGCAAAAGATCCAGGATCTTGAACGGGAAAAAGATCAGCACGATGGAAAACGTGCATCATCAGGAAAGCACCTTCATGAGATGAATTGACAACATCTATACCTTGTGGTATACTGTGAACGGATAGATATAACATGACACCAGATAGACACGACATACCCATTCTAGGGGATTTCTATACCAAGACAGAAGTTGACCAGATGATTCGTGCTGCTGTTGAAGAAGCACAAGAAATTGATCGCATATCTATGGCAAAGCATAACCGTGATGCTACTATCATTAGTATGATATTAGGGTTCACTGTATTAGCATTGTTTGTAGATGGACTCCTGAGAATCCTTGGTATCATTCCACCTTTCATGGATATTGACGTTGATATAATAGATGATATAGTTGATAGAGTTGAGAGAGATGTTATCCCTCACGTACAAAAATATCAGAGATTTGTACCAGGTCTTTGAGTCAGGACATCTTAGTAATTTCTACTCATTGGTCGGATAAATATATGCAGTATGGGATTGAAACAATCATGCCCCTGACTCATTACACCGTAGGTTACCACGATACGGAACAGCATCATTTAGAAATTTGTGAGTATGCGACTGATGCATACGAAGCAATAGAACATAGCAAGGAGGATGTCCCATATCTACGGGAGCATCCTCATTTTATTGACTAT